CAACGTAGTTATCAAAACTAGCTTACCCTCAGCGTTTAACAACACACACAGCGCCCCACATGACCGTTCATTAACACCATCACAAGCTGCGAAGGCTACGAGTGGGCGCACGCCAACTTGTTCAGGCCGCCCGACTGTAAATGGATCAATACCACACCAAAGTATTGCAGCAGGAGGTAATACCGTAACAATTAATTTAGCCTCTTACTGTACACAAGGTACATCTGCTATTGCAGGTTTTTCAGCGATTAATTATACGTCAAGTTTTGTGCAGATGAGTATAACAGGTTCTACACTTACGCTTACCTCTTTAAATGTAGGAGGTGTAAATAAGGTTTATGTTAGGGCATTTGATAACGATGCAAATACTTGTACCGCAATACAACCAATACAGGTAACAATTACAGGTTTAAGTGCTTTTGATTGTACTACTGCAGGTTTAACAGGAGGAGGTATATCACAGGCAGGGGTAATAACAAACCCTAACCTAATTGGTGCTATATCAGAAATACGTGCAACATCAGGAGGTTCTGCAATAACATCAGTAGCAGCAAATACAGGAAGTTCAGCACAGAACGTTACATTGTTCTTTTTAATTACAGTTCCACAGGGTTATAGTAATGCAGGTGCATCAGTAGAATGTAGCAAAACATTTAGCCAAGCAGGCACAACCAATCCTACTTTTACTTGTGATGATGCTGGTTTAACAGGTCAAGCAATATATGACTCAGGAGCAATTAAGTTAGGTACAGCAGAAAAAGGCACAATTTCAAGCGTATCACCTATTAAGTTTGATCCTGTACAATCTGATACATTAAAAACAGTTAGCGTAAGTATTACCATACCAAGTGGATTTGCAAGTGCAGGAGGAACTAAGGTCTGTGATTTAAATTTATTACAACCTGCTGAATTATCACCTTTTGGAAATACAAGTTTTTATTTATCGTTAGGGTTTACTTCTACAAGTGTAACAGATTTTTGTACACAAAGTGCTGCTTTAACAAGAATAGTACACGTAAAATCAACTGCTTCAGACCTTAGTAGTGGTAAAAATAACACAGTAGCTTCAACAGACACTAATGGTAATGCTGTTAGGTTGTTTAACGGAGGGGATGATTACTACGCTGTAGATAGCTTTTTTAATACCTCTGCAATTACATCTTCATCAGGTCAGTTTTTCTTATGGAGAATTACACAAAGTGGAGTAGTTAGCGAGGTCTACATCTGGGATTGTGCTGGAGGTGGAAATGGTGATGGTTATCAAATATAAATAATATGGCAACTTTAAAAACAGTAGATTTAAAAATATACATTTATTCAGGAACGTCAGGAAGTTATGCTGATACTGATTTAGTATATGAATTACAAAAAGAAATAATATCTGGACAAACTAATATACTGTTTGAGGTAGCTGAAATGGTTAGGGACTATATAGATATTACATTTAACAATGATTATGTTTCAAGAACAATATGGGTTACAACTATTGCAACCTTATCAGACGATACAGATCAAGTGTTTACTTATGGTAGCCCTGTTACAAATACATATTTAGCATTTGATGGGTATGGATATTTTGAAGATGAAATTAACCCACAGCTTACAGATGCGTTTGATTTAATTAGTAATACAAACATATACATACCAGAAAGTACTGCTGGTAAACTGCCTTTATATGCAGCCACAGTAGGTAAGGTTATAATAGATAGCACAACAACACAAATTACAGATAGCGGTAACAGTAACCAAAAAATACAATACGTTACAATACCTGCAAACACATCTGAAATTAAAGTATATGCTACAGACGATACAACACTTAAAAAAACAATTACTGTAAATAATATTTGTGAGCCAAAGTTTACACCTTACAAAGTTACATTTATAAACCGTTACGGTGCTTATCAAGATTTTTACTTCTTTAAAAAGACAGTAGAAACATTTAACGTAACAGATGAAAAATACAAAAGCAATACCATACAAAATAGTTCTGTTACCTACAATACATATAGCGGTCAGCAAACAAGGTACAACATAAACGCAGTTAGTTCTATAAAACTAAACACAGGTTTTGTAGTAGAAGATATGGTTGAGGTTATAGAGGAATTGTTTCTTGCTGAAAATGTATGGATACGTTACGAAAATAAAACCTTACCAATTATACCAACAACTAAAAGTTTTACAGTTAAAAGTTCTTTAAATGACAAACTAATAAATTACACTATTGATTTTGATTTTGCATTTAATAAAATGAACAACGTTAGATGATAGCACTACAGCTTTATATAGAAGGGCAAGAGGTAGAAATGTTTAAGGATGAAAGCATCACCCTTTCACAATCTATACAGGATGTTAAAGATATATCTAAAATATTCTTAGAGTTTAGTCAAACCTTTTCTGTGCCTGCAAGTAAAACAAATAACAAACTATTTAAACACTTTTACAATTTTAACATTTCTAAAGGTCAAGCATTTGACGCAAGAGAAAAACAAGACGCTGAACTATTTTTAAATCATACTTTTTTTCGTAAGGGTAAAATTAAACTTGAAGGCTGTACGTTAAAATTAAATAAACCACACACATACAAACTTACTTTTTATGGTCAAACAGTAAACCTTAAAGATTTAATAGGTGATGCTATGTTAGGCGATTTGCCTTTACTTGCTGATTTTGAGTTTACATATACAGACGCCAATATTCGTACCTATATGTCTAACGGATTGGACATTCAGATAGGGGATAAAACGTATTTTGATGCTTTGTTATTTCCTTTAATTACACACACACAAAGGTTAATATATGATTCAGGTAGCACAGCCGCAAATACAGATACACTTGCAAACGTACACTATGCTGGTGGCAATACAAAAGGAGTTAACCTTACAGAACTAAAGCCTGCTATTAGGTTATATGCTATTGTTAAAGCAATAGAGGCTAGGTATTTTAAACCTTATGGATTTACATTTTTAGATACATTCTTTTCAACTAACCAGCCACAGTTTTACAATTTGTATATGTGGTTACATAATAAAACAGGATCACTATTTGCAGACAATACTAAGAAGCAACAATTTACTGATTTTACGTTAAGTAAGTTTGAGGGAGCAGAGTCTAATATGACAATGCTTTTAGAAAACAATTCCTTTATAATACCAAATCCTGATGCAAGTAAATTTTCTAAAACGCAAACCAGAACATTACACATAGACGTTATTTCTTCTTCTGATGTTACATATACAATCTTAATGTATAAAAATGGAGAGTTATACAGAGAGTTTAAAGACAACACAGGCACAGGTTATATTTCTTTACACAATGATATTGTACCTAATGGTACTTATACATTTGAAGCTATTGCAGATAATGCTACAACGTTTGAATTATCAGTTAGGGGTTATTGGAAAACAGGGCAGGTAGATTTTCAATTTTTAAACTTTCTATCAACTTTAAATTTTGGTACAGGTACTAAATTAGCAGCAGTTGATTTTATGCCTGACATAAAGGTTATAGACTTTTTAACAGGTTTGTTTAAGATGTTTAACCTAACATCGTTTATTGATAGAGATAAAAATGTGATTATAGCAACCTTAGATGACTACTACGGAAGCAGCACAACAACTTGGGATATTACACAATATATAGATAAAGAAAGCAGTATAGTAAATACTGTATTACCCTATAAGCAAATAGAGTTTAGCTATGAAGGTACAGATAGTTTTTTAGCAAGTAACCATCTATCACAATTTAGAAAAGAATGGGGTGGGTTAAAATACGATGCAAGGGATCACAAGCAAAGCCCCACAGATAAAGTATCAGGCGGTGTTTATGAAATAGAAGTGCCTTTTGAACATTTTAAATACGAGAGGTTAATAAACGTAAATAACAGTACTATAACTAATATACAATTTGGGTGGTCAGTAGATGATGCACAATCACCACTTTTAGGCAAGCCATTAATATTCTATCCTGTTTTGGCTTCTGGTACAGATTTAAGTATTGTAAATACAGACGGAACTTTAGCTTTTAAATCAAGTTACTACATACCTTCTAATTCTATGGATGTATCATCTCAAATAGGGGGAGAGATAGTGTCGGAAAATATAAACTTTGGTCAGGAGTTAAACGAATATAGACCTGAATTTCAATATACTAAAACACTATTTAATGAGTTTTACAGTACATATATAGAAGAAATATTTGACGTTAAACGTAGACTTACAAAACTAAAGGCTTATTTGCCTATTAGTATGTTACATAAGTATAGTTTAGCTGATAAGGTTGTGGTCTTTGATGAGGCATATAAGATAAACAAAGTGGTTACTAACTTTCAAACGCTTTTAAGTGATATAGAATTAATTAATATTACTTCTGATAAAGATCAAATAATACCTGCAAGGTTTGTGCAGACAGGTCTTTCTGATATTACTGCTGATAGCGTTTTATATACTGCTGACGATGGTACAATTAAGGTAGATAAATCTGCAAGAACTGACGGTTTAGTAAGCACAGTTACAAAAGATGTTGTGCCAGAAGATACATCTTTACCTAACAATCCAAATATAGTTGATGAGGAAGTGCCTTTGGTGGTTACATTACCTATTATAGAATATGTTACACCCACCACAGCTACATCAAGTGCTATTTATATGGCATTTAATGTTACAGAATTAGGTAAAATAGGCACAACTAAACAAATTGATGAGTATGGTTTCTTTTATTCTACAACAGAATCAGACCTTGCATCAACAGACATAGATACATTAAAAGCTAACGGAAGTGTTACTAACATATCCTACCCAACAACAGCAGAAAACAAGTTTACATTACCTCCACAGGTAAACTATCAGGTTACAGGGTTAAGTAATGCACAGATATTTTATAGATTTTATGCAAGAACCAACACCAATACAAGTTTTGCTTTTGGTGATAGTATAAGCCCTGTGTTTTTCCAAGAAACAACGGTTAGTTATAGTTATACACAAACCGATGATGTTAGGAGGTATAAAATTACAGATAATGTAACGCAAAGAAAAACTGTTAGAATAATGCATTACGATGGTACACTTATAGACCTTGAAAATATTACAGGTTTTGGTGGGGATGCTGTTACTGGTTCTGTTTTATCACAACATTTTTTCTCTAAAATTGTACCTATTGTTATAGACGGACAATCTGCTACGTTTACACAAACAGGAGTAAATCAATACAACACAGGTATTTTTGGAAGCAGTAACCAATTCCAAATATTAACTGGAGAATTAAAAAAGCGAACGGGTACAGATAGAGGTTACTCTGCAACGTCAAGAACAATAGCAGAAACAGAAGCAAAAAGACAAGTAAGTTTTTTAGATGTAGTAAAACCAACCTATGTACCTAAAGTAACAGGAGATAGACTCTTCCAAAACAACAGAGCAGCAGCTACAGATTATGTGTTTCCATTTAGAGAAGGCTTTAGCGTTTATAAACTTTTACAAATACGATTTAACGCAGCAGCAAGTACATTAGCAAAAGCAGATGACGGATTTTATGCTTATTGGGGGTATAACTTAGACGGTAGCCCTAATGGAACAACAGGCGTTTCTGCACACGTAATAAATGGAGTTGTAACAGAACCTAAATTATTTTACTAATGATAGAAAACATTATCAATCTTTTAGAGATAGCAAAACAGGAAAAGCAAACAGGCGAATACACAACAATAGCTTTAGGTAAAAACAAATACCCTGAATCAGTACGTGAAGCATTTAATATATTTAGACAGGAATTATGGCAGCAAAAAAAGTAAGTGTAGAATTAGAATTAAAGTACAAGGAAGCTGCAAAAAATGCAGACCAATTAGGTAAAATTGTACAAGATCAAGACAAAAAAATTGAACAACTACAGGGTAGTTTAGATGATCTTGGTAAAAGCACAGACAAAACCTCAAAAGGTTTTAAAGGTTTTGCAACATCAATTAAAAATATAGGTAAAACTACAGGCATAGTTTATTTAGTTGTTAAGGCTTTTGATGTTTTAAAAGAAACTTTTGGCCAAAATCAACAGGTTGTTGATATTTTTAATACAGGTATGGAGGCTTTAAGTTTAGCCTTTAATGATTTTTTTAATTTCCTCAATAGGAATGTAGGTACTGTTATAGATTATTTTAAGGGTATTTTTAGCGATCCTAAACAAGCTATAGTAGATTTTGGCATTGCGATAAAAGATAACATTACAGAACGTTTTAATAGCCTTTTAGATACACTTGGTTTTTTAGCAAGTGCAGTAAAAAAGGTGTTTAGTGGGGATTTTGCTGGTGCAATGGATGATGTAAAAAAAGCAGGTAAAGAAAGTTTAGATGTTTTAACAGGTGTAAACGATACGTTTGATAAAGCTACCGAAATACTACCTAACGTTGTAAAGGGTATTACTGATTACGCTAAAAGTACAGTTAAGGCTGCAAAAGATACTGTTGAACTTAACAAACAAGCAGAATTAGCAGCAGTAATAAATCAAGGGTTAATTGAAAAATATGACAGACAAGCCGAGCAACAACGACAAATAAGGGATGACGAAGCTAAAACCATTGAAGAACGTATTGCTGCAAACAACAAACTTGGTGAGGTATTAGAAGAACAAGAAAAATTAATGTTGGCAAATGTTGATTTACAAATAAAAGCTGCACAGGCACAGTTTGACAAAAATGCAAATCAAGAAAACGAAATAGCATTACTTGAAGCACAAAATGAAAAGGCAGCAGTTCTTGCACAGATAGAAGGGTTTAGAAGTGAGCAGTTAATTAACATAAATTCTTTAGAAAGGGAAAAAGCAGACTTGTTAAAAGAGGCAGAGGAAGAAGAAATAGAACGTAAAGAAAGATTAGCAGAATTAAAAGAAAAAGAAAAAGAACAAGCACTTGATAACCTTGAAACAGTTAGAGCAGTTGCAGGTGAAGAATCAAAAATAGGCAAAGCTATATTTATAGCTAAACAGGCAATGCTTGTTAAAGAACAAATAATGGAAGCTAAAGCAACACTTGCAAGAATTACAATGCGATCAGCAGAAGCAGGTGTAGATGTGGCAAAAGGAGCAGCATCAACTGCAAAAGTAGGGTTTCCACAAAACGTGCCTTTATTAATTGCATTTGCAGCACAAGCAGCAGGCATTATTGCAGCAGTAAGTTCGGCAGCAGGAGCAGCTAATTCATCTGTAAGTTCTGTTGGTGGAGCAGTAGGCGGAGGTGGAGTATCAGGAGGTACAGCACCCCCAGCACCCCCTGCATTTAATATTGTAGGTGAAGCACCTGTAAACCAATTAGCACAAACAATAAACGGACAAGAACAAAGACCTGTAAAAGCATTTGTAGTATCTTCAGACGTTAGTACTGCACAATCGTTAGAACGCAACATTGTAGAAGGTGCATCAATTTAAAACAAAATAATAAATATAATATTGTTATAATATGGATATAATAGAACTTTTTATAGACGAAGATGAAGATGCTATTGGCATAGAAGCCATTTCTGTGGTAGAATCACCAGCTATTGAGGAAGATTTTATAGCACTTAAAAACCACATAGTAAAATTTGCAGAAGTAGACAAAGAAAAACGCATTTTAATGGGTGCTGCACTAATACCTAACAAGCCTATTTTTAGAATGAGTGGCGATAGTGAGTATTATATCTACTTTTCACGTAAAACAGTCCGTAAAGCAAGTGAATTGTTTTTTATAAATGGCAACCAGAACAATTCTACCTTAGAACACGAAGTACCTTTAACAGGATTGTCGGTTGTTGAGAGTTGGATCGTAGAAGGCGAACAAGATAAAACAAGGCACTACGGTTTAGACGTACCTGTAGGCACTTGGATGGTATCTATGAAGGTTTTAAACGATGACATTTGGGAAAACTACGTCAAGACAAACAAAGTAAAAGGATTCAGCATAGAAGGCTACTTTGCAGACAAGTTAGAACGACCAAAAGACAAAACAATAAAAGACGATTTAGCAAAAATAGAAGAAGAAGAAGCACAACACATATTAGACCAACTTACAAACTTATTTGATAATGAGCAAGAGTTTGAAAGTTATACGGACTACCCTGATGCGGTTTCTAATAATGCAAAAAAGGGTATGGAACTAAATGAAAAGGTAGATAATAAGTGTGCTACACAGGTTGGAAAAGTACGAGCGCAGCAATTAGCTAAAAAAGAAGCTATAACTGTAGAAACTATTAAGCGAATGTTTAGTTACTTGTCAAGAGCAGGTGAATATTATGACGAAGGCGATACTAAAGCCTGTGGCACTATATCTTATTTACTATGGGGTGGTAAAGCAGGACTAAGATGGGCAGGTTCTAAACTAAAAGAACTTGATCTATTAGAAGCAGAGTTAAAAGAACCTTGTTATGATGGCTACGAAATGATAGGTTTTAAAATGAAAAACGGTAAACGAGTACCTAACTGTGTGCCAATAAAATGAAATATAGAAAAGGAAGATATTCAAGCCCCACAAACGATAGACGAGCCTGTTTATGCCCAGACAATACATATTCAAGAAAGTGTTGTGATGGAAGCCTACAAGCACAGGGTATAGGTAATATTACTAAACCACACGTAACCTATTATTATAAGCTACAAAGATGTAGTCATAGTTCACACAAAGAAATTTACATAGAAGATGTTGAACTAACGGTAAATAGTGTTTACTACTTTAATTTTAGCAATACAAACCATAGCGGTTGTTATACAGTTACACACGTTAAAACCTCCGCAGATCATAAAGTAAATTCTGTAGTAGCCTATAATGACTGTGCAGCTTGTGAGGCAGCAAACTAAAAATACAACAAAACGTTAAATAATTTATTATATATATATGGAACCACAGGTAAAAAAAATACTACAAAAGTTTTCTGCACAAAAAGTTGATTTAGCAAGAAAACCTTCATCTATTAAAAATGATGCAAAAAAACTTGATGCTGATATAACAAAACAAAAAGATAAAGTTGATAAGGTTTTTACGTCTTACCTAAAGGCTTGGAATGAATGGCAATCTTTTTTGAACGAAACAGAAAATAAAGCAAAAAGACTTGATAAAGATGTTTATGATGTAGTAGATGCTTTAAAAGAATTAGGTGTAGATTTTACTAAAGTACCTGATCTATCAACTGCTGCTGACATTGTATTAAAAGCAGAAGATGATATTAAAAATTTACGCAAACTTTATTCTAAACCACAATAATATTATGAAACCAGACGTACAAAAGATACTTACCAAGTTAAGCGAAAACAAAGTTGAGTTAGCTGCTGAAAAAGTAGAACTTGCAATTACTGACGATATTTTCAAAATGGTTGAAAAAGCAGAGGAAGCAGTAAAAAAATTAAGACAATTAGAAACAGACCAAGAAAATCTTGATAAAGACTTCAAATCTAAAATAAATAAAGTTGTTATTGATACTGATAAAAAAGCAGAAAAAATAAATGATGCTTTAAAAAAAGTTGCAAATATTGATACAAGAATTGCAGATGTATTAGCTAAAGCAGAAAGAGCAGCAAGGGATTTAGGGGTTGCCCCAAGCGCAATTAAAGATTTTGCAAAATTAGATAAACTTTATACTGAAGTAGATTCTGCGTATAAAGATGCAAATGGGTATATTTATACAGGTGTACAATTTGTGTAGTTGTGTAAACAATTTGTAAAATAAAAACCTAACAAAAAGAATATTAATTTATTGATATATATATGAAAGCAACAGATATGTTAAACAGAGTAAAAGAACTTGTTGGTGTGGAAGCATCCGAAGAAACCCAAGAAGTAAAATTAGCACAGGCTACTTTGGAAAACGGTACTGTTATTGAAAGTGAAACTTTTGAGGCAGGAAGCGAAGTGTTTATCGTTACCGAAGAAGAAAAGGTGGCTTTACCTATTGGCGAATATACCCTTGAAGATGGTGAAATATTAACCGTTGAAGAAGAAGGTATAATTGCATCTATAGGTGCAGCAGTTGAAGAAGAAGCACCTGCTGAAGAAGAAGCGTCTGAAGAAGTAAAAGCCGAAGAAGAAGAACAAGAAATGGCTTATGCTACTAAAGAAGAACTTGCAGAATTAAAATCAATGGTTGAAGAAATTAAGTCAATGATTGAAAAAGAAGAAATGTCTGAAGAAGGCAGTTCTGTAAAATCTGAAGAAACTACTACAAAGGTTGTTTACTCATCTAAAGAAGAAATGAGTGAGCAAGAACCAGAAAAAGTAAAACATAACCCTGAAGCAGTTGCAGACAAACAACTAAACCTTTTAAGCAAAAACAAAGGTGCTATGTCTACAATGGACAGGGTACTACAAAGAATGGCAAATAATAATAAATAAAAATAAATTAAAAAATGGCTACAATTACAACTTCAAATGATGTATTAAGGGCAAGATCAAAGCAAGAAACTTTGACAACGTCTGGTGCTGTAGAAGCTAACCAAGCTGGTACAGAATTTAACATTGCAACTGATGCTCTAACTATTACTCTACCCCTTATTGATTCAAACAATATAGGTATGGAGTTTACGTTTAGAAATACAGGTGCTGATGGAAACAATATTATTACACTTTCTCCAAACGCTTTGGATGGTGTAAATGGAAGTATTGCTAACGCTGCTGCTGATTCAGTAGCAAGTGGTACTGTAAATAAAGATTGGGTAAACACAAAAGCAACTGCTAACAAAGGAGATTTTGTTACACTAAAAGCTGTAGCTGCAACTGAATGGTATGTTACAGGCGGTGTAGGTATCTGGGCTTCAGAAGCATAATTATTAAAAAAATAAATATTTAAAAAATGGCAACAACAACTTCAATTACTACTACCTATTCTGGTGAGTTTGCGGGACAATACGTGTCCGCAGCTTTGCTAAGTGGTACTACTTTGGCTAACGATTTAATCACTATCAAGCCAAATATCAAATTTAAAGAAGTGATGAAAAAAGTAGCTTCTGATGACATTGTCAAAAATGGATCTTGCGACTTTGATTCTACTTCAACTTTGACTTTAACTGAAAGAATATTGCAACCAGAAGAATTTCAGGTTAATTTGCAACTTTGTAAAAAAGACTTTATTACCGATTGGGAAGCAATTTCTATGGGGTATTCAGCTTATTCTGATCTACCTTCAAGTTTTGCAGATTTTCTAATTGCACACGTTTCGGCTAAAGTAGCGCAAAGAATGGAAAACAACATCTGGGGTGGTAGTAACGCAACTGCTGGACAGTTTGACGGATTCAGAACTACACTACTTGCTGATGCTGATGTAACTGATGTAGGTGCAGGTGCGGCTGTTACCGCCTCCAACGTTGTAGATAAAATTGGTTTAACAGTAGATGCTATCCCGCAAGCTGTCTATGGTGCTGATGATTTGTTTATATATGTATCTTCTAATGTATATAGAGCCTATGTACGTGCGTTGGGCGGTTTTGCTACTAATGTAGGTGCTGCTGGTACTAACGATCAAGGTACACAATGGTTTAACGGTGGTGCTTTGACTTTTGATGGTATAAATATTGTATTAGCATCAGGTCTTGCAGCCAACACTATGGTAGCTGCTGAAAAATCTAACCTTTTCTTTGGAACAGGTCTTTTATCAGACCAAAACGAAGTAAAAGTTATTGATATGGCTGACATTGACGG